TAGCTATGGACTATATTGAAAAGGGAGTTGATGTTTATATAATATCGGCAAGGAAAGAAAAAGACGGAATGTTAAACCGCGCAAATAGAATTGGTATTCCTGAAAGTAGAATATACGCAACTGGTTCTAATAAGGCAAAGATTGAAAAAATTAAGGAGTTAGGAATAACAATACACTACGACAACAATAAAGATGTTTTAAAAGAAATTGGAGAAATAGGAAGATTAATATGAAGTTAGTTAAGATAAGCGAGGTTAAACCCAACCCGAAGAACCCAAGAATAATTTTCGTTATTGTGTAATACGTGGATTATTTATTGTATATTTGCAATATGAAAACATGGAAAGACATAAAAGGATATGAAGGTTTATATCAAGCTTCAACTAATGGTGAAATTAAAAGTTTAATTAAAAGACAAGGCGAAGAAATAATATTAAAACAAGGTATTGACAAATGTGGATATTGTATTGTTACTTTATGTAAGGATAAAATAAAAAAAACAAAAACAGTTCATAGGTTAATTGCTTTGACATTTTTAGAATCAACTGAAAAACAAGTTAATCATAAAGACGGAAACAAGAAAAATAATAAATTAGATAATCTTGAATTTGTAAGTGCTAAACAAAATATTAATCATGCTTTAAAAAACGGCTTATTAAAACCGAATACAACAAAAATAGCAGAATTAAAAAGACGGATAGTATTACAAATAGACCCTATAACAAATAAAATTATTAATAAATATATTTCAGCTCATGAAGCATCAAGAATAACCGGATTCAATAGAGGAAATATATCCACTTGTTGTAGATTAAAAAAAATAATGTATAATTATAAATGGGAATACGCATGATAATAGAAAAGAAAAAACTATCCGAATTAAAACCAGCACCGTATAATCCAAGACAAAGCACTGCAAAACAAGAAAAGCAGTTAAAAGCAAGTCTTGAAAAGTTTGGAGTAGTTGAACCAATTATTTACAATAAGCAAACAGGGTATATTGTAGGAGGTCATTTTAGAGTACGTGAGTTAACAAAACTCGGATATAAAGAAGTTGAATGCGTAATAGTAGATTTAAACGAAGATGACGAACGAGAATTAAATATACGTTTAAACGCAAATACAGGCGAGTGGGATTGGGATAGTTTAGCTAATGAATGGGACGTAGAAAGTTTAGATAATTGGGGTTTAGATTTACCCGGCTTTGATTTAAATGCTGATGAATTAGGAACTGAATTTAGTTTACCTGATGGAGACAAAGCACCGTTTCAACAAATGACTTTTACTTTAGCAGATGAACAAGCGGAGCAAATTAAAAACGCAATAGCAGATATTAAAGAAACTGAAGAATATAAATATTGCGAAACAATGGGTAACGAAAACACGAATGGAAACGCACTTTATTTAATTATTATGCAATGGGCAGAGCAAAGGAAATAATAGTTAAAGTTATACCTTCTAAAATTGCAAATGAGTTTGTAAAGAAACATCATTATAGCGGTAAAGTTGCTCCTAATTCAAAACTTCATTTTGGTGCTTTTTTAGATAATAAATTACACGGAGTTTTAAGTTTTGGAAGTCCTTTAGATAAAAGTAAAGTTTTAGGGTTAGTACAAGGTACTTTATGGAATGAAATGCTTGAACTTAACAGAATGGCTTTTGATGATTACTTGCCTAAATACTCAGAAAGTAGATGTTTAAGTATTACGTTTAAATTAATTAAAAAAAATGCACCTCACATAAAATGGATTTTATCTTTTAGTGATGGCGTTCTTTGTGGAGACGGAACAATATACAGGGCAAGTGGGTTTCAACTTACTCAAATTAATGATAAAACTGAAAACTGGGAACTACCAAATAAACAAGTAGTACAAGCGTGTACTTTAAGACAAAGCGGTTATACAAGTTGGTTGCTTCCGTTTATTACAAAGCAAAAGTTTGATGAAATAAGAAATGGGTCTACAAGTTCAAAAAGAATAATGGAATATATTGGTGCAAAAAAATTAAATGGAAATCAATTAAGATACATTTACTTAATAGATAAAACTTGCAAAATAACCGTGCCTATTTTACCTTTTTCAAAAATAGATGAATTAGGAGCTGGTATGTATAAAGGAAAAAAAGTAACTTTACAAGAACGAAAACAACAAGCGTCGGAAGCATAAAAGTAATGCGTTAATCATTCCAGATTAAAGAAGGGGTGCGATACCACCCCGACGCTCTATTTACAACGAAATTACAACGAACGATGGCAGGCAAAGGACAAATAGAACCACGTTGGGAAAAAGGCGAAAGCGGAAACCCTAACGGAAGACCTAAAGGAGCAAAGAATAGAAGCACAATAGCAAAGTATTGGTTAGAAGTTAATCAAAAGCTAAAGAACCCTTTAACTAATCAAGAGGAAACAATGTCTCAAGAAGATTTAATGACTTTGGCGCTAATTAAAAAAGCACGTGAGGGAGATGTAGCAGCATATAAGGCTTTAATGGATAGCGGTTACGGTGCGCCATTACAACAAATTGAACAAACGATTTTAGAACAGCCAATTTTCCCTGATGTTTCTGCGGACGACTTCGACGAATAAAATACTTAAACTTAAAAAGCGAGTTCGTATTATTCAGGGTGGCACAAGTGCTGCCAAGACGTACGGAATATTATCCGTTTTAATAGCGCGTGCTTCTGCAATACACGGACTTGAAGTTAGCGTAGTTGCTGAAAGTATTCCGCATTTACGTAGGGGTGCTTTAAAAGACTTTATTAAGTTAATGAAGTGGATGAATAAATGGCACGAAAACCAATTTAACAAATCGTTGTTAACTTATCAATTTTTAAACGGAAGCAGCTTTGAATTTTTTAGTGCTGATGACAGTTCTAAATTAAGGGGTGCAAGGCGTGACGTTCTATATATAAACGAATGTAACAACGTAACCTTTGAGAGTTACAACGAACTTGCAATACGTACAAAGAAAGCTATCTATTTAGACTTCAACCCGGCTAATGAGTTTTGGGTACACAAGGAACTAAAAGACGAACAAGACAGCGACTTCTTAATTCTCACGTACAAAGACAACGAAGCCTTAGACAATAGTATTGTACAACAAATAGAAAAAAACCGTTTAAAAGCCGAAACAAGCGCATATTGGGCTAACTGGTGGCGTGTTTACGGGTTAGGTGAAATAGGAATGCTTGAGGGCGTTATATTCAGCAACTGGAAAACTATTGACATACTACCTAAAGAAGCGAATTTAATCGGAATAGGATTAGACTTCGGATATACGAATGACCCTACGGCAATTATAGAAATATATAATTACAACGGCACCAGGATAATAAACGAATTAAGGTACCAAACGGGAATGCTGAATAGTGATATTGCAAACGCACTACCGAAACACGTACCCGTTTACGCTGATTCAAGCGAACCGAAAAGTATTGAAGAAATAAAACGCTACGGAATAACAATTAAAGGCGTTACAAAGGGCAAGGATTCAATAAACTACGGAATAGATGTTATGCAACGTAATGAATATTTAGTTACTTCAAATAGCACAAACCTAATTAAGGAACTTCGATCGTACTGCTGGGACACTGATAAACAAGGCACACGCCTAAACAAACCGATTGACACAAACAATCATGGTATTGATGCGCTGCGATACCACGAAATGGAAACGTTAGGAATGAATTCTAACTACGGTAAGTATCATATTTGGTAAATAAATAATATTTCGTACCCGTTCAAGTATGTAAATAGTGTAAATTATCTTTACAAACTACAAAAACACGAATTAAAAGTTAATATATAGAATGAAAACAGAAATTGTAATACCTACTTCATTAAGTGAAATACCGTTAAAGAGCTACCAAGAATTTATGAAGGTAGTCGAAAAGTCAAACGACGAGGAATTTATTGGTCAAAAGACTATCGAAATATTTTGCGGCTTAAAAATGAAAGACGTTGTAAAAGTAAAATGGAGCGACGTTAAAAGCTTGACCCTACATTTAAACGAAATATTCAAAGCAAAGCCTAAATTTCAAGCTACATTTAAAATTCAAGACACTGAATTCGGTTTCATTCCTAATTTGGAAGATATGAGTTTCGGGGAGTACATTGATTTAGAAAGTAATATATCAAGCGTAGAAACTTTCCATAAGGCAATGGCGGTAATGTATAGACCTATCACAAAGAAAGTAAAAGACCGTTACGAAATATTTGAGTACAAAGGAACGGACGAATTTAGTGATGTTATGAAGTACGCTTCGTTGGATGTTGTTTTAG